TAAAAAGAAAAGACCTGTTAAACAGGTCTTTTCTTTTTACTTTGATATGGTATAATATAATAAGTTGCCACTCTTAGTGTAATGGATATCACGCAAGATTCCGGTTCTTGAAATAGGGGTTCGATTCCCTTAGGGTGGATATAACTATATTTAAAAAGCCTTGATTTCAAGGCTTTTTTAATTCTAAAAATAGCTTTTGTCCAAAATTAGTCCAAAAATATTTAAATAATTTTTCTAACAAGTTCAAAGACTTCATCTTGTCTTCTCTCAAATAGATGGGCGTATGTTTGAAGAGTTTCTGTTGCGTCCTTGTGTCCGACAAGCCTTGCGATTGAAACAACGTCAACGTTGTGGTAAATTAAGAAGCTTACATACGTATGTCTCAAACCGTGACAAGTAACTTCCGTTTGAGTTCGTTTTTTAATTAATTTATTAGCCATGTTATTTGAAACGTGAGTAAACAATCTGTTATCTTCGTTCTCTTCAAAGCCTGTTTTTAAATACTCGTCTAACTTTTGGATAAACTCTTCATCGATTGGGACTTTTCGTTCTGACTGCTTATTCTTAGTTTTTCCCCAACCTCGCCTTGCACCGTTAACTTTATATGTTCTAAATATGTTAACGTATAATTCTTTTCGATTGATACAATTGTCGTCATTCGTTAGACCTTGCGCTTCAGAAAACCGCAGACCTGTTTTAGCAACAACATAACAAAAGAAGCTAGATTGATATTGAATTGTCTCACTAACGCTTTCAATGAAGTTCTCACGCTGGTCTAATTCCAGATAATTCATCCCTTTTTTTGAAGATTCGACAGAAGAGTGGATTTTAACCAGCGCTGTAAAATCTTTTTTCAAGCTACCTTCGTGCAAAGCAACTTTTAGCGATTGTCTGATGTTTGCATTGACTCGTTTAATAGTGTCTTTTACATACCGTTCTCCCAATTGATTAAAGATTTTTTGATAATGTGTAGCTGTAATATCAACCATCTTTGCATCTTTGAAATACTCTTTAATAACTTTGTGAGAGAATTTGTATTTAGTGTATGTTTCAGGGTCGACTTCAGGCTTTTTGTAAATCTCCATCCAATTGCCGAAATAATCAGCTAGACTTATTGTTTTATTTTCTTTAATGCCGTCTAATAAGTCGTTTTTAGCGATTGCTGCAGCATTAACAGCTTCGGCTTTGGTTCTGAAACCGCCTTTTGTTAGTTGGTCGTATTTTCCATACATATTCTTATAGCTTATGCGATATTCCCAACCATTTGAACGCTTACGATAAGAAGCCATTGCTTTAACCTCGCTTTTTTGATAAAATAATGTATGCAAAAGGCAACGAATCTGGATTTTTCCATTTCCAATTTTTAAGTAATCAATTAAGTTGTTTTTTTGTGTTTATTACTTATCCCTTACACTCAAATTTTGGTCGAGGAGAGTGTAAGGGATTTTTTTGTTTATTTAAGACCAGTACCAGTTTTGTAATCAACTACATAAGTTCCGTTTTTTTGAACAAAGTGAATTGAAACACTAGCATAGTATGAACCGTCGTCTAAATCCCAATCACAATCCATAGATGGAACTTCCGAATCGGTATCAATATCATAGTCTGTGTCAGTGCTAGTAGTAGTTGGTTCACCGACATTTGCTACAATCTCGTCATAAGTAGTAGTACCATCTACAATGCTATCAAAATAAGCTTTAGTCCACTTGAATTTTGAATCAGCTTCTGCTTCTTTACTAGCTTCTTCGGAAGATGACTTACTATAATCAGCATCAATTGACGAACTAGCTTCATCAATCGCTTTGCTAGCATTATCTAAAGTACTACTATACATTGATTGAGTCGCAAGTACAATGATGATTGAAGCAATAGATAAACAAGTTCCGACAATTGCAAGCACTTTTTTGTTCTTGCGGTTAATAATTAATGCAATTACACCCAAAATCAGTGCGACAATAGCAATAAAAAATGAAACATTGTTTAAAATAGGCACCCAAGAACCAACTAGGGCAATGCCACCAAAAACAATTGCTAAAATACCTAAGACTTTCTTTTCGTCTTTCATAATACGAATCCTCCCATCCAGCTTTTTACGTGGTTCAGTCTTTTGCACGTAGTTTTAAACAATATCCATTAAATTATAATATTCATCAATAACCATACATTCGTCAGCTACGGTGTTCAATTGGTGTCTTTGCATGAAATTGACATAGTTGAATTCATAATCTGATTCTCTTAATTCCTCTTCAAGTAAAAGACGAATCATATTGCGATTGGCTTGTAACTCGAATTGTTCATGACGTCTTTGATATTGATTAGAATCATGCTCAAGATGTCCAAGCTCATGATAAACAACTTTCTTCATAGCTTCTTCTGAAAGTGATTTATTGACGAAGATAATTTTGATGTCATCAATGTAAATACCTGGACGCGGCCATAGCTCGTTATCAAAATAAGCTAGTGTAACTCCATACGATTCAACAAGTTCTTCAATAGTCATAGACTATCTTCCTTTGCTAAGTAATTTTTATTTTCTACCTTTCAAGTAGATTTCAATAATGTTTGTAATTGCATCAACATCTTCGTCAGTAAGTGGTTTACCGTCAAATGTTTTGGCATTTCTTGCCATTTTACGTAAATCTTCAGTAGTATAACCTGCAACTTCATCAGATGCAATTTTTGGATTGTCAGTGCGTCCCAATAGATAATCAGTAGACACATTGAAATAGTCGGCGATTGCTGCAACTCTTTCTGCGTTAGGCTTCTTGGTTTTCATGTTGTAGATTGTATTTCTACTAAAACCAAGTTGTTCTTCTAATCTATTGATTGAAATCCCTTTTTTATCAGCGAGTTCTTTAATTTTTTCGAATGTTGGAAACATTGATATAACAACCTTTCTAAGCATTACAAAAAAATATTGTAATTTTTTGATTAAAAACCGTTGACTTTATTTAATCAATAGGTTACAATATAAAATGTAAAGCGAATGAATAAGCGAAACAAAAAACGAAGATAAAACTAAAAAAATAAGTTTGGCGACTTTGATTATCAGTATTTATCAAGTATTTTGTTAGTGATTTTCTTATACTTTGATTTTAATCTATTGATTTAAAAAAGTCAATAAAAAGCATAAAAGATTCGCAAAAAAATTCGCTTTTATCATTTTAAAGAAAGGAAAGATAAAAATGAGTCAGCAACATAAAAAATGGATTGCTTTAGTCGAACAACGATTGAAAGAGAAAAACTGGTCGAAAGCAGATTTAACACAAGCAGTTGGTTTACGAAGTCAAGGTACTATTACTGATTTGCTTAAATCTGGTAAAGGTAGTGTCGATTTAAAACTACGTGTTTCTAAAATTCTTGGCATTCGTGAACCGTGGGAAGAATTTGAAGAAAATTAGAAAGGAGCAAACATGAAACCAAAACGTTATCCGTATAGCGGACAAAAGAAAAAAGAATCAAACGCTATTGTAAAATTAGCGCTTGACTCCTCAAAAGTAACAAAAACCTACTATTCGCCGTTACTGAGCGTTAAGAAGAGGTTGTGTCCTTAATCTTCGAAGCTGATATTGTATTCATTATCGACAACAATCTTTTTGTTAGATTTGAAACAAATTTTATCATTGATTCGTTCTTCTAATAAAACTAAGTTGTCAGTGAAAACGTAAAAGCGTTGGAAATACATTCCAGGATTTGAATTCAAGAACTCATAAATAAGTTTTGAATCTGTTTTTAACTCGCCCATTGCTTGTCCATCTGGAACTTCATACGTGTTTAGTAAATAAAAATCAAAAGTTGGTTCTTCCATATTTTCTCCTTTCCATAATACTTGACTCACAGGAAATCGCTTAGTTTGGTAGTTAAAGTTTTTTTACCTGATTGTCATATCTATATTATAACAGAAAGTAGAATAAAACACAAAATGTAGTGAATTATAATCAAAAATACACAACATATTGTGATTTGGTGATGATATGTGGAAAAAATTAAATCATATTTTGATTGAAAAAGGAATGACGAAAAAGGAGCTTGCAGAAAAGGCAGGAATTAGCCAAAACACTATTCAAAACATGCGGAATAGTAAAATCTCATTTCGAAACATGGTTAAAATCGCTGATGCTTTAGACGTTAGCTTAGATGAATTTAGAAAGGATAATACATGAACAATTTAATCAATGTTACTTTAAACGAAAATCAAGAACCTGTTGTTTCAGGTCGTCAACTACACAAAGTATTAGGTGTTAAAACAGCCTATAAAGATTGGTTTCCTCGTATGACTGAATATGGTTTTACAGAGGGTGAGGACTTTAGCTCATTTTTGAGCAAAAGTACTGGAGGTCGACCAAAACAAGACCATGTCCTTAAATTAGACATGGCGAAAGAAATCGCAATGATTCAACGTACTGACAAAGGAAAAGAAGTTCGTCAATACTTCATTCAAGTTGAAAAGGACTTCAACAGTCCAGAGAAAATCATGGCACGAGCTCTTAAAATTGCTGATAGCAAAATTATCAGTCTTGAGCATAAAAACGAGGTCTTACAGTTAGAACTTGAAGACGCTTGATTTCTTTCAATTCGGCTTCGTAATCTACGAGCAACTGTCTTGAAGATTGTGGATAATTTTGTTTAGACAGTTTTGCTGTGATGACTGCGATAGCCAAATCGTGGGCGATTTGCTCTTTAGAAATCATATAATCACCTCCTTTCGAGATGATTATACCAAAAAAAGCCACTGAGAAATCAGTGACTTACACAAAAAAACTTACTTACATTATAACAGAAAGGTGTTCAAAAATGAATGATATTGCTGAATTAATTGAAACTAAAATCGACGCAGTAGTAACGTCAGTTTTGGCAAATAAGCTTGATTTCTTGGACAAAGATAATCAATTCAGCCCGCTGATGACGCAAAGCGAAGCTAGGAAGTGGCTTGGTGTCGGCGATGACACGTTGAAATATTACATTTTAAAAGGAATGCCTGTCATTAAGAAGAACGATAAAATTTATCGAATCCCACGGGATGCAGTAAAAGAATGGATTAAAAACGAATGGAGAAATATTTAACATGAACTTATTTATTATTTGCTTTATCTTAGCAGCCCTATTATACGTGTTAACATTGCCATTTATCGGCAAGCGAGCTAAAAAAGCACACACAGAAGAAGTGCCAACACGCGTGTATTCGGAACACTTCCCGTACGAAGAAAGACAAATAGCTTACAATCGTGCGCACGGTTTACCAGATGATGCGATTTAAGGAGGTATTTTTTAAGTATGAATAGACTAAAAGAATTAAGAAAAGAAAAAGGTTTAACACAAGCCGACCTTGCGGAACTGTTAGAGGTTACAAAGTTGACCATTTCCAACTGGGAAAAGGGTGTTTCTAGTATAAAATCAGACCGCCTAAAAAAGTTGTGTGAAATATTCGATGTGGACGTTCCCTATCTTTTAGGATACAACAACGTAAAAAATGAAACTGACATCAAAGTGTCTATTCTTGATGAGGCACTTGAAAAGCTTCGCACAATAAACAATATGTTTTCTGTAGAAAACGACGAAGACCCCAACATGTGGACCATCGGGTTTCGCACTGCAATAGTTGCGATTGAAAGCTTCAAGAAAGAAATTGAATTTGGGGGTGAACAATAAGCATGTACACATACGAATATAGCTGTGAATCATGCGGACATGGTTGGACGGTAGTCGATGATTATCCACCGTTTGAATGTCCAGAATGCGAAAGCGAATCAATCATTCAAATTTGGAAAGCGAGGGCGTACGATTGAGAGTATATGTAAACAAACGAAAAGAATTAATCTTAGCACCAGATTATTTTGAGAAATATGGTGGGGTCAGTAACGACACTATTCAAATTAAAGAAGGTGAATTTACTGCTGAAATTGAAAAAGAAGTCAAGGAAGCCATGCAAGAAATTATTGAGCGTTGGCAACCTAAAATTGATGGCTTACCATTCGAAGCACTATTTGCTGAAAAGCAACGACAACTCAAAAGCTTTAGTGATTTTGAAACGGTTGCCACCGAATTAATTGAGGAGGAGTATGGGAAATGAAGATTTTATCGATCGACCCATCTTCCAACAAAATCGAAACCAGCACAACAGGAATTGTTTTATTAGATAATGCGAGGCTTGAATGTTCATGGGTAGCAACATACGGCATGCGAGGGTTTAAAGAGTGGTATACGACTATTGGGTTTGATTTAGAACCAGACGTCGTTGTTGTCGAAAAGTTCGAAGTGCGTGACAATGATAAGTCTAAAGATAATTCAGTTTTAGAAACCATTGCATTTATTAAAATGTGTTTTCCAAATTTAATTTTGCAACGCAATGCTGGTTATAAATCAGATGTTCCAGATGAACTTTTAAAAACTTTAGGTTTATGGAAATTTGAAAAAAGCCATCATCAGGATTGCCGAGCAGCCGCCCGACTTGGGCTATTTTACGCAATGCGAAACGACATTGAAGAAGTTGTTCAAGACATTGGGAAGGTGGTGATTGAACATCGAAAGTAAATCCCGCTAACATAAAAAGTTGCTTGCACCATGCTAATAGAATTTTAGCGGGTGGATTTAAATGGAGGTATAAAACTTGACAAAAATTGTGTTAAGAAAATGGCAGAAGGAGGCAGTATCCCGAAGTTCAAGATTAAATCACGGTATTTTTCTTGAAGCTTTGGGAGGTTGAAGGTCGAGGCAAGACCATCTGTGCTTTATCAATTTGCAAAGCTAAAAGCGTTGACAAAGTTATTATTGTCAATAATCGGATAGCTATTTTAGACGGTTGGAAAGAAACAGTTCAAAAATTTGGTTTTGATAAAAACTTTGAAGTTATCTATTTGACAGACAGAGCTTTGCAAAATCGTGTTAAAACACAAAAAATAGCTTGTGACGTGCTTATCATTGACGAGTGGCAAAATGTATCCAGCGATAAAAATGTGCGAGCATACGCCAAAATAAAGCGCAATTACACGATAGGATTATCAGCCACACCGATTAGAAAAAAAGGACAAAATTTCTACCCATTAGAAAAAACGTTATGGGGGTTTGCTAATCCTAACAGAAAATTTGATTGGCAGAAAACACACGGAAAAATGGTATATGATCCATTCTCTTACTCAAAAGAGAAGTGGGATGATTTCAGAGACTATGAAACATACGTTTCTAAATTACCAAATTTCATGCGTTGGGAAGAGATTGAAGAAATTGAAAACGCCGAAAAAAACAATGGTTACGAAATCAAATTCTTCCAAAAGGCAGTTCCTGTTGCTAATCCTGAAAAATTAAAGCAATTCAAAAAAATGAATTTAGTAACAGTTGATGGCAAAACCGCAATGGCCAAACAATCGTTTGGGCGCAAGACGTTTGAACGTTACTTAAGTCAAACAGGTGTAATTGTTGACTTTCCGAAAATAAGAGCCGTCAACGCTGACACACCACTTTTAAAAGAGTTAGACGGTCTAATTGAACGAGCGCCACACGGCATGCTAATTGTTAGCAAATCTAAGCAGATTGTTAACGTCATCCATGAACGCCACCCTGAAATAGGTATTTGGACGGGTGATGTTAAAGAGGGACTTGATAAACAAATCATAGTAGCTACGAGTCAAGTTCTTGGCGTTGGGGTTGATGGCTTACAGTACAAGTTTCAAACAATTGTCGTTCTTGATCCAGTTGACAAAAACAGCGGTGAATATGACGACTATCGCCAACTTTTGTGGCGAGTAACAGGAAGTCGCCAGCAGCATGATGTCAACGTTATTGAATTTTATTACAAAGGAGATTAAGAGTGTTTAAACTACCAGAAAACAAACCACAAGTGCCGAAAGACACACCACGAAATTATTTTATCTATGGTGAAACCATGAGCGGAAAATCATATTTAGCTAATGAATTTCCAAACCCCATTATTCTAAATACAGACGGAAATGCTAGTGCTAACAGCGTACCAGCTATCCAGCTAATTAATGAGAGGGACCGAAGTGGGAGCATTACAAAATCAGTTATCGACCAGCTCGGTGAAATTTTGCTGGCTTTGCAAACACAAGAGCATACTTACGAAACAGTTGTCGTTGATGTTATTGATGATGTTATCGACATGATTAAAATTGCTGTCTGCGGTCAATTCGGCGTCAAATCGCTTTCTGAAATCAGTTATGGAAAAGGTTATGACTATTTCAATCAAGCATTGACAGAACTTGTGATTGATTTAAAAGCTTTACCAATGAATGTCATTTATATTAGCCGTCAGATTTCAGAGTATGATGACAAGGGTAACGCAACTAAAGATAAACCAAGTCTAAAAGATAAGTATGTCAATCTCATCAATGGTAATTCAGATTTGATGATTCATACTGAGAAAATTGGCAATAATTACAATCGTGAAGTCGACCGAAAACGTAAAACATATTATGCGGATCAAGTCGATGACAAAGCTATTTTAAAAATCTTGCAAACTATTCGTGGTGCTGTTGAACCAGCTCGCCAAAAAGCGCAAACGGCATCAGTTGCTAAAGCTGAAGTGAAACCGAAAACAACTAACGACGAAGATTTATTTTAATTAAAAGGAGAATATACATATGAGTTTATTAGATATTGCAAAAGGACTTAAAAAGAATGGATTTGATCCACGCAAAGACAGCGTTAATGGACAACCGGCTATCCCCGCAGGAACTTATCCAGTAGTGCTTAAAAAAGCGACATTCAACGTTTCAGACAGTGGCTGGGAAAGCTTGGGTTATCAATTTGAAGTTCGAGGCGGTGAATATGATGGGCGTACTGATTTTGTAACATTTGGTACGTTAGATACTTGGAAAAATAAAAAAGGTGAAACAATTGACTTAGGTTGGTCGGTTGAACGCACTATTAAATTCTTCCAAAAAGTTATTGTTTTGGCTGGTGACGAGCTAAAAAAAAGTGATTTTGAAGACGGGAAAGCTATGGAAGAAGCCCTTCAACGTAAAGCGGTTGGTTCTTATTTCAACCTTGTAATTAACGAAGGTGTTTCTAAAAAAGGCAAAGAATACCGCAACTATGATCTTGAAGAAGAACAATCACAACCGATTGTATCAGCTGATGAAATTGACGATGATGACCTTCCATTTTAAAAATCTGCATTAGACAGGAGATGTTAGCATGCCTTGCATGAAAGATTATGCTTTGAAATACCACAAATTAGGTTTTTCAGTGATTCCAATCAATCCCAAAAACAAAATGCCGTTAATCGATTTCGCAAACAAAACGATGTCAGTTGATGAAATTGAGAATTTTTGGAATATCTATCCAAATGCTAACATCGCTGTTCGAACGACTAATTTTTTCGTCATCGACATTGACAAGCACGGACCAACCAACGGCTTTGAAAGTTTGAAAAAATGGGATGGTTTAAAACTTATCGAGCCGACCTTACAAGCTAAAACAGCCAGTGGCGGGAAACATCTTTTCTATTTTAAAAGAGAAGATATTCAAATCAATCAAATGATTGGTTTCCTTCCAGGCGTTGACATCAAAGCACATCCAAACAATTATGTTTTGGTTGCTCCATCGGCAACCGATAAAGGTCAATACGAATGGGATTTAGAGAAATCTAAAGAAGATTTGACGATGGTAACTCCGTCAAAACAATTAATAAAAGCTATTAAAAGACAATATGCTTTAACGAACGGGCATAGCTATGACGGCAGAGACGGCTTGCGAGCTTTAAGAGCAAGAACGTATCAAAAAAGTAAAAGCCAGACAACTGAATTGTTCGAAACCATCGCGGTTGGTTTTGGTGATGAAGGTGGACGTAATGACAAGCTTGCTAGCTTTGTTGGTGGCTTGCTGTACAGGGCAGTCGATGATGAATTAGTCCTTCAGTTGGCGCAGATAGCAAACAATAACAGTGTCAGCCCACTTCCGCAACAGGAAGTGGAGCGAACTGTTGCAAGTATGATAAAAAAAATAGAAGGTGATTATAATTGGTGATGTAATTAGCATTGACAAAAATGCAGGTATGATTACCACGAAAGATGGCAATATTAGAGCTAACAGTCCAAATAATGTCTTAATGGCTTTTAAGTCAGATGACCAATTAAGTATTTATTTAAAACACAACGAGTTCTCGCAAGAGCATGAGTTGATCAAAGATATTAAAATCGGTAACACTCATTTTAAAAAAGGCGAATTACCTTCAAATTTTGATTCGGTTGTTAAGGTTTATTTCGAAAGTGTGCTAGGGGTTGCATTCTCGAACCAAGCCATGATTGATGGCATGGAAACATTCTTTTCTGAAAGAACCTACAACCCTGTAGTTGAATATATGGAAGAAGCGGCTGAAGAGTGGGACGGACGTGAACGAATTTCAAGAATGTTTCAAGTCTATTTAGGTGCAGATGACGTTGAACTTGTTTCTAAAATCGCTGAGATGTGGTTGGTAGGGGCAGTCGCGAAAGTTTATAATCCGTATGCAAAGTTTGACTATGTTTTGGATTTAGTCGGTGGGCAAGGTGTTGGTAAAACATCGCTACTTCAAAAATTAGGCGGCGATTGGTATACAGACGCTGTGACTGATTTTGCTAATAAAGATAACTACGACATCATGCTTAAAAGTTTGATTGTTAACGACGATGAGATGGTTGCAAGCAATCGCATGTCGTTTGCCGAAACAAAGGCTTTTATCTCAAAGACAAGTCTGCGTTTTAGAAAACCTTACATGAAACGGACGGAAGAGTTTGCGAAGAATTTCGTTTTGGCACGCACGACTAACCAAAAAGAATACCTGAAAGATAAAACAGGTGAACGTCGTTTCTTGCCAATTATGGTAAATTCCGAGAAGCAAAAGAAACATCCGATGGAAATCGAACCAGAAACGATTAAACAGATTTGGGGCGAAGCTGTCACGATTTACAAAAACGGCGCAAGTTTGATGTTCGATGAAGAAACAGAGCAAGAATTAAATGTTTATCGCGAACGATTCATGTACAGAGACGAAGTCGAACAACAAGTTCTCGAATACTTAGACATGCCAATTCCTAGCAATTGGGAACAGATGTCTGCTCAAAAGCAGCATCAATATACGCAAGCTTACTTCGACAACAATCCAGCTTTTGATGGTGGTGGTTGCCGACTTACGAAAGTTTCAACGCGTGAAATGATGTACAACTTGTTCATGAGAAGTTCAAACGACAGGAAACTTTCAACAAAAATAAATATGGTCATGGATAATCATCCTGAGTGGGAGAAGAAACAATTTAAAATTGCTGGTAAAAACACTAAAGGATTTAGACGAAAAAATCAAAAATAGTTCGGTTACTTTTGGTGTTTTATCGGTTACTATCGGTTACCTTTTGGACGAAAAGTAACCGTAGGTAACCGATAGTAACTGATAGAATTAGAGAACGGTTACCGCCTTAAACCCTTGATATTAATGAGTTTCTTATATATAAGGTAACCGATAACCTATATTTTATTAAAAAGTATTATAAAAATAGTAAATATATAAAGAAACATTGATATAAAGGGATTCTTAAAAAAATAGGTGTAATAAATATATAAAAAAGTGTTTTTTATCGGTTACTCGGTTACCTTTACTATTTTGAGGTAAAAATATGAGCAAAGGAACAAATAATTTAGCGGCAAAACATTGCGTGATTTGGTACGACCATCACGAGGAAACACCGTTGGACGTGTTAGAGGATTTTGTTGCTTGGACAAAAAGGGAGCATTTAAGAAGTTATATTGAAATTGGCAAAATGTTGCATGTCACAAGAAATGAAGCACAAAGAATGCTGGATTTAGCAGCATTGCCAGACGATGTGACAATTAAACGCATGAAGGAGTTAATGTATGCCAAAGATTAAAACATATGATTTCATCGACACCGAAACAGGTGAGAAATTTAGCGGTACGAACGGTAAACAAATAGAAAAAGAAATCAACGAATTTGCGTTAAAACATAAAATTATCAATGTTTCATATGCTGTTAAGCGTGTTGAGCGGATTTACCGCAATGACTTACCGAAAAAAGATGAGATGCGTCGAATTTTGGAGTTGGTAAATAAATAGAGGTAGAAAAATGAGGGAACTTGAATTAATTAAACAAAGATTGAAATTGAACATTAGAGAGTATACAAAAATTATTGAAAAAGATAATCGTAGCGTTACACGATTAAAACGGTTGGGTATTGAAATCCGTAGGGACATGCTGATGTTAGAAGATAATTATTGGGAGTATCTATTGATGGAGGTGGAAGAATGAAAAACGAAGTTTTTGTGATTGGATTAATTGTCATGCTTGCAGCGTTTATGTGTATTGCTGTTGGCTATGACATTGGTAAACGTGAAAGCAAGTCTGAAATGACAGAATTAAAAACAGAACTCAAGCAAGTTAAAGCACAAATTGAGGTGTTAGAAGAAAATCAAGTGATTGTGTACTATGCTGACAGTTACGGCGGTAACCCATAACGGTATTCGACTGGTTCGACTCCAGTCATGGGTGTAGGCTAGAAAATAAAAATTAAAAAAAGAAAGTAGGTTCAATGATGACTGTTTCTAGTCGGCAGTCTAGAACTCCTTTGGATTTTTTTAAAAAACTCATTCGGTACCCGTGACGGTCTTCAGTGTGGTTCGATTCCACGCACGGGTATTAAGAGAGGTCTCAGAATTGGAAGATGGTTACCTGAAATCAGGGAGCGTAAAGCTTTGAGGGTTCGAATCCCTCCCTCTCTATACCCAGAATATTTTAGATAACAAAAAGGAGGAATCTCCTTTTTACAAAATTAGTATATCTGCTGGTTAGTCTACTGGGTTACTTGCTAGCAACATAGCGAAATCAAAAATAGAAAAGAGGTATTCCTTAAAATTCTCTATTAAATCAATCTAACACTAATTATCGCTAGTTAGTTATTATGCAAGGCGCTGCTATATTTCCTTATGGTAATTCATTGCTTGGGTCGTGCGCCTGCCCAAAAAGAAAAAGCCTGCTTGCGCAAGCTCTTCTTGAATGTAAAACTACTATTAATATTATATCATATTCAAGGAGTGGCAAGATGAAAACATGTGAGCGATTGCGAAAAATCAAAGCGCTTGACAGATATATTGAAAGTCAAATGAACCAATTAGAAAAGCTGAAATCTCAAGCTCTTAAAATCAATGCTAGTCCTTTACAAACCGATAAAGTCCAAAATGGAAGTCGCAGGAAGAAAGATGACTTGTATGTTGAATTAATAGCAACACAAGAAGAAATTGAGGAGTATACAATTAAAGCATTGAGAGAGAAGCGAGAGTTTAGAAAGCAGATTGCAGAAGTTGAAGACAACAACGCAAGAGACCTTTTGCAGATGGTTTACATTGACCGCTTGTCTATCGATGAAATCTGTGAGCGCAAAGGCTGGACAACACGTAAGACGTATTATGTTTGGCTTAGACGAGCAGAGACTTTCTTGGAAGATTGAGAAAATCAATCTTCTTTTTTATGCGGTCGGTTAAAACGACCACGGTTTTATTTACTAAGGGGGTTACTAAAAGTTACACCCTCTGTGGGCTTACTAATAGTAAGGTCACATGCGGTGACAAAATGTAACTATATTTACTGATAAGAAATAAATATAGAATAAATGTGATTAAATATACAACAACTGTAAGTGCAGGTAACTTTTAAAGTGGTAATATAGTAGTATCGAATGATAAGGATAAGGCAGTGGCAATGGCTATTGCCTTTTATTTATACAAAGAAAGGAGTGATAAGGTTGCCAATGGTACGAAGGTGTAAATATACAGACTGTCATACATTAGTAGATAGACCTGCATATTATTGTGATAAGCATAAGCAATATGAGGCTGAGTATGCTAAGCAGCGCGAGATTTACAGTCGTACGTATTACAACAAACGTGTTCGCAACAGAGACGAAGACAATCGAGAACGTTATCAGTTCTATAGGTCAAAGACTTGGTCATCACTTCGTAAGCTAGCTTTGGAACGTGATCATTATCTTTGTCAATATTGTTTAGCGAATGGCATTAAACGACCTAACGCGAACATTGGCGACCACATCACGCCAGCTGAAATAGCTCCAGAATTACGCACGGATTCATCAAACGTCGCAACAGCTTGCAGAGACTGCGATAACGTCAAACGTAAGCTGGAGCAGGAAGTTTATGGCACAGGGCAAGGAAACGCACATAGAAACACGAAATTAAGGCTTTCAGTGAGCCAGTGGGCTGAATTGATAGCCCGCAAAAAGAAAGACGTACGAGAAGGCACTTAAAAAGCCCTGTATCGAGTTTTAACAATCGGGAATATAATTATATTCGATAGGCTTTAAAATGACCCCCGCCCCCTATTTTGGGACAAGGAGAGCCACCACAAGGTGTTCGCTTGTACCGCAGACCAATTTTTCAGAATTTTAAGGGGTGTCATGATTCAAATTGAAAGGAGAAGTGATGAGTGGTTAAGAATCCGTATTATCAGCAAAACAATGGGCTTTTACCCAGCGACCCACCAAACCACTTAGGAACGGTGGCAAGGGAAGTTTGGCGCAAAATCGTTCCGTTTTTAGAAAGCACAAATAAGATTCAACGCATTGATACGTTTTTGGTTGAAACTTACTGCACGAATTATGAAATTTACAAACTCGCTTATGAGGATATTAAACAAAACGGCATTCAACAGGAAATGAAGAAGCCAATTCAAGCGCAAGGGTCTGGTGAAATTATCGGTGAGCAGTTCTTAGGTTTTAAAAAGAATCCAGCAGTAGCCACGATGAAAGACGCTGTTGATACTTTAAATAAAATCGGTATTCAGCTTGGTTTGACACCAAAAGGACGTCAGGAACTTATGGAAATTGCAGGTGAGGAACCGAACAAGGCTTCAACAGCAGAAATGCTGAAGGAATTCTTAGGGAAATAAAAAAGAATGGCTTATGCCATTCCAAGGTATTCTTTTAGTAATCTTTCGATAAGTTCTGCCACGCTTGTATTTTCTTCGATGGCTTGAATTTTTGCTTGCTTGATAACATCTTCATCAATGGTTGTTGTAAATTTTTTCTTCATAGTTTACCTCCTAAGTATATTATACGTGAATGTTTATAATTGCACAACACGTATATACGTGTTATAATATATTTAGAGGTAACAATATGACTAAGAAAAAGACAGATTCTGAATTTAAAACTCAAGTTGAACGGATTTCCAAGGGAGAATATTCTTTTCTTGATGCGTACAAAGATGCAAGAACAAAAATCACTTGTCGCCACAATAAATGCGGAAATGTTTGGGAGATAAGCCCAGACAACTTCTTTAGAGGCAAGAGGTGTCCAGAATGCCAAGCAAGGTTGAATGCTTCGAAGCGCCGAAATTCTTTAAAACGAGTTAAAGAGCTGATTCGTGAAAAAGGTGAAGGGGATTTTATATATCTTTCTGGGTATGTAAATTCCAAATCGAAAGTAAAATTGAAACATTTAAAATGTGGACAAACGGTAACCAAGCCGTTCGCAACGATTTATAGTGGTATTACTTGTAATTGTGAGACAGCAGATAGAAATATTGTTGATTTTAAAAGCACCGGAGATAGAATACAGTGCAAAGCTGACTTCCAACGTTACATCGACAAATACAACACTGGAGAATATGTGATAATTGGAAAATACACGAAATCAACACAGCCTATACTTTTAAAACATGTAGAATGTGGTAATTTAACAGAAATTTCACCTCACAATTTCAAAAACGGTGTTAGGTGTAATAAATGTAAAAGTTATAAAGGCGAGTTAAAAATAAGAAATTTACTTTTAAAAAAAGGTGTATTTTTTGAAGAACAAGTCAGATTTAGTGATTGCAGGCTTAAAAAACCTTTAGTATTTGATTTTTTCTTACCAGTCCACAATATATTAATTGAATTTGATGGAGAACAACATATAAGGCCTGTTGAAATATGGGGCGGAGAAAAAACCTTCCAACTTCAAAGAAAAAGGGACGAGATAAAGAACAATTACTGTAAAAACAATGGTATTACACTTGTTAGAATAGGATACTACGAAAATATAGAACAAAAAATAAAGCGTTATATCTAACGTTTTATTTTTTTTTGGAAAGGAGCAATAGTGGAAACGAATCTGATAAAAACACATGATATAGATTCGGCGTATAAGGAATTTGATTTCACTAACATCGCCCAAAAATATAAAGACGCTGGCACACAGTACTGTTTTGATGTCTTGGAAGGTCGAATCACGGCTGGTTACATGATTAAATTAGCATGTTTCAGACACTTGCGTGATTTGCAAAGGCAAGGCAATGATGACTTTCCGTACAGATATGACACGGACGAAGCAGCTAAGCTACTGCGCTTCGCTAGAATTTGCCCAAACGTAGACACTGGTGAGCCAACAAAGCTGATGGCTTGGCAAAAGTTCATCTTATGTATGCTTTTCGGGTGGAGAAATGCAAACGGCGGAAAACGTTTCAGCCGTGCGATTGTTTCAGTCGGTCGTGGTCAAGGTAAAACATACTTGATGGCTATTCTGACAGCTTATTCGTATTTTATTGAAAGCTTGGGGTTGTCAAACCAAGATTATCTTGTAACCTCTATCAACTTCAAGCAAACAAACAAGTTGCTTGGTTACATCAAATCAATGATGAAGCAGATAATCCAAAACGAACCTTTTAAGAGTTTAGCAAACGAAACTGAATTGGGCTTGCATAGTGACCAAGTCATTATGAAAGCAAATAACAACGTTTTAAGGGCCATCTCTGCTGAGAGCGGGCAATATGATAGTTTCCACTTTACCACGGCTATTTTTGATGAAATTGGAGAAATTGAAACAAGGGATGCGGTTTCTAAGATTGTTTCTGGGCAAGTAAAAGTGCCCAATAGGCAATTCGTTCAAATTTCCACTGCGTATCCAAATCCATCTGTTCCTTTTAGGGAAGACCAAAGAATTATGCAACAAGCCATGGAAGATGATGATAATCGTGACGCCGATACGTATCTTTGCTTAGTTTGGTCGCAAGATAACTTAGACGAGGTCTTCCAACCAGAAACGTGGGCAAAGAGCAATCCACTACTAGACTTGGAGAGCGAACGTGAGAACCTCATGAAAGGGTTAATGGACAAGCGCGATAGCGACCTGCTAAGTGGTAACCTTGCGGATTTTCAAGTTAAAAACATGAACTGTTGGTTACTTGCTGATAGCAATAGCTTTCTTGATTTAAGCGATATTGAAAACGCAGTCGTTGATAAATTTGACATAAAGGGCAAGCGTGTGTACGTTGGACTTGATGCGTCAATGTTTAGTGATAACACAGCGATTGGTTTTGTTTACCCATATTTGGGCGAAGATGGCAGTCAAAAGTGGCACGTTGAGCAGCATAGCTTCATTCCTTGGCAGCAAGCAGGCTCGCTTGAGGCGAAAATGGAGCAAGACGGGGTTAACTATCGAGATTTGGAAGCCAAGGGCTTTTGTACGATTACAAGCCATCCACAAGGTCTTATTGACCCAGAAGAGGTTTATCGTTGGTTTTTAGATTATGTCGAAGACAACGCATTAGACGTTGTCTTTTTTGGTTACGACGCGATGATGGTTAGTAAGATTATCAAGGCGTTGGAGGCTAACACAAGTTTTCCTTTGATGCCTATCAGACAGCGCACAAGCGAGTTAAAGGACCCGACTAAGTTTTTGCAAACTCTGTTCATCGAAGGTAACATTACGCGAATCGATGACGAAATTATGCGTAAAGCCTTGATAAATGCTGTTATTAAAGAAGACAACATAGGCATTCAAGTAGACAAGATGAAATCTACTTATAAAATCGACGTAGTGGACGCAATTATCGACGCTATGTATGACGCTATGTACGCCTTTGAAGATTACGCAATTACTAATGACCCAACGTGGAAAGTAGAGCATATGTCACAAGAAGCGGTTTTAGATTGGCTTAAAAACCCAGAAAGTGGCATGTTAGATGACTATTAGAGGTAAAAATAACAATGATTTTAAAGTTTTTTAAGGCAATTTGGGCTATTTTTGACATTTTGATGTTTGTTTTAGCCGCAATTTCACTAAACGTAACCACTTACCACCTTGGCTATGTATGGTTTGGGGTTAGTATGACCATCACATTCGTATTAGCAGGATTGATTAGTGAACTAGCCGCCAAAAAAGGCTAGAAAGGAGGTGATAACAATTGCCAATATTTAATATAACTAATCTTGCAACAGAGAGCCCACCAAGCAGTCAAGGTGGCTTTTTTGATATTACTGATCCAGAGTTTTTAGCTACCTTGAATGGTAGCGAGTGGGTTTCAGCTGAAACTGCTCTCAGGAACTCAGACTTATTCTCTATTATCAATCAATTATCTAACGACCTTGCAACAGTTAAACTGACAACTAGCCGAAAACAGCTACAAGGCATAGTGGATAACCCGTCAAACAATGCTAACCGCTTTAATTTCTATCAGTCTATCTTTGCTCAAATGCTTTTGGGTGGAGAAGCCTTTGCTTATCGATGGCGAAATAAAAACGGGCGTGATATGAAATGGGAATATTTGAGACCGTCTCAAGTCTCATTTAATCGATTGGATAATAAAGATGGAATTTACTACAACATCACTTTTGACGACCCACGCACGCCACCAAAACAGCATGTACCGCAGGGGGATGTCTTACACTTTAAATTGCTATCTGTGGATGGTGGCTTGACGAGTGTAAGCCCGTTGATGGCTCTTAGTAGGGAGTTAAACATACAAAAAGCCAGCGATAAGTTGACACTCAATTCCCTTAAGAATGCCCTAAATGCTAATGGTATTTTAAAAATAAAGGGTGGTGGCTTGCTTGATTTCAAAACAAAACTCTCACGTTCACGCCAGGCAATGAAGCAAATGCAAGGCGGTCCGTTGGTGTTGGATGATTTAGAGGATTTCACACCTTTAGAAATAAAGTCCAATGTTGCTCAACTGCTTAAGCAAGCGGACTGGACGACAGGACAATTTGCAAAAGTCTACGGTATTCCTGAGAATGTAGTTGGAGGTCAAGGAGACCAACAATCTTCCCTAGAAATGAGTTTAGATCTTTATAATAAAGCGATATCACGATACTTAAGACCATTTCTTAGTGAGCTATCTCAGAAACTTTCATGTGAAGTAGATGCGGATATTTTGCCGGCTGTTGACCCTACTGGCTCTAATAGTATCAGTCGTATCAATAGCATGGTTAAAAGTGGCACACTCGCACAGAATCAAGGCTTGTATATTTTGCAACAAGCTGAGATTTTACCCAAAGAATTGCCAGAGGGCGAAAACCCTAATCGCACCTCATTGAAAGGAGGTGAGACAAATGGGCAAGATTGACATTAAAGGCGATATTGTAAGCGATGATGCCGGTGCTTTTTACGAATACTTTGGCATGTCTAGTACCTATCCTAAACTGGTACAAGATGCCATTGCTAACGATGAAGACGAAGAAATCACGCTAAACATTGCGTCAAATGGTGGTGATGTGTTTGCAGCTAGTGAAATCTATACGATGCTTAAATCAAGTGGCAAGCGTATTGTGGTAAATGTACAAGGGCTTGCTGCTAGTGCTGCGAGTGTCATTTCAATGGCTGGTGATACCGTTCGTATCAGTCCAACGGCACATATTATGATTCACAAAGCGTCTACTGGCATCGTTGGTAATAGTGATGACTTAGAGCATCAATCAGCGGTCTTAAATAGCATTGATGAGTCTATCGCTTTGGCTTATGAAATGAAGACTGGTCTTAAACAACCGGAATTACTTGATCTCATGGCTAAAGAGACATGGCTTAACGCTAAAACTGCCGTTGATAAAGGCTTTGCGGATGAAATCATGTTTTTCAATGATGATGAAGAAGAAATCATGGTTACCAATGCCGTGCATCAACTACCAAGCAAATCAGCAATCAATAAGTTTAAGAATATGATTGCTAAACCTAAAACTAATTCTTTGCGTGAGCAAAAATTGAAAATTTTACTTGAAAAATGAAAGGAAGATGATTAATGAAAACATCAAATGAATTGCATGACCTTTGGATCGCTCAAGGCGACAAGGTCGAAAACTTGAATGAGAAACTTAACGTAGCTATTCTTGACGATTCAGTTACTGCTGAAGAATTGCAAGCTATCAAAAACGAGCGTGACACTGCCAAAATGAAACGTGATATGTTTAAAGAACAGTACACAGAAGCTCGTGCTAGCGAAGTAGCGAATATGTCAGAGGAAGAGAAGAAACCTTTGACTGAAAAAGAAGAAGAAGTTAAAGCTAATTTTGTTAAAGACTTCAAAAACCTCGTTCGTGGTCGTTACCAAAACTTGCTTGATTCTAAAACAGACGGATCTGGTGCAGACGCTGGCTTGACTATCCCACAAGATATCCGTACAGCTATCAATACACTAGTTCGTCAATACGATTCATTGCAAGAATATGTAAACGTTGAAAACGTAACTACTCTTACTGGTTCTCGTGTTTACGAAAAATGGGCTGAAATTACTGGCCTTTCTAAACTCGATGACGAGGGTGGTCAAATCGGTGCTAATGACGATCCAAAACTTTCTCTTATCCGCTACGCTATCAAACGCTACGCTGGTATTTCAACAGTAACTAACAGCTTGCTCGCTGATTCTGCTGAAAATATCCTTGCATGGTTGTCTGGTTGGATTGCGAAAAAAGTTGTTGTTACACGTAACAAAGCTATCTTGGATGTTATTGGTACACTTCCAAATAAACCAACATTGGCTAAATGGGATGACATCATTGACCTTGAAGCTAAAGTTGACCCAGCGATTAAACAAACTTCATTCTTCTTGACAAATACATCAGGGTTCACAGCCCTCAAGAAAGTTAAGAACGCAATGGGTGACTACCTCATGGAGCGTGATGTTAAATCACCAACAGGATACTCAATTGACGGTTTCGCTATTAAAGAAGTCTCTGACCGTTGGCTTGCTAACGGAACTGGTGGAGCAATGCCACTTTACTTTGGTGACTTGAAACAAGCAGTAACATTGTTTGACCGTCAACAAATGTCATTGCTTTCTACTAATATCGGTGGTGGGGCATTTGAAACTGACACTACTAAAGTACGTGTTATTGACCGTTTCGATGTAGTAGCAACTGATACAGAAGCATTTGTGCCAGCATCATTCAAAGCAATCGCTGACCAAAAAGCGAACCTTTCAACAACTACCGCAGGGGCTTAAGAGAGGTTAATAAATGAGCGTTACCAAAGAAGAAGTTATGCTGGCTTTGAACCTCGATGAGAGCGACGACGTTGCACTTATCCCAGCATACATTACAACAGCTGAAATATATATCAAGAATGCTGTCGGTAACGCTGACGGCTTTTTTGAGCAAGAACACGTTGAGCCACTCTATGACACAGCAGTACTTGCATTAGCAAGTTCATATTACACGTACAGAGTGGCTTTAACAGATGCTATGACTTATCCTATCGATTTGACTTTGAACAGTGTTATAGGCCAACTGCGTGGCTTATACGCTGTTTATTGTGAGGGGTGATGTAAATGGCTAGAAAACAGTATAAGCCAACAGATTTTAGAAATAAGGCTGAATTTGGCACTTACGAATCAATACCCAACAAATTTACGGGCGTTAGCGTGCCTAAATTCGTATCAAAGTTTATATTGCATTACAAGCCACATACTCGCACGCTGAATCAGCAATATTTAGCGATTTCTGCAGGTGAAAGCGAATCAAGGATAATTGTCATAAGACACAATCCAAAAGTCGTAGAAGGGTTGGCAGTGCGTTTAAATGGTACTGTTTACAACGTTGATAAAATCAGTCCTGACGAAAACTTTGGATTAAACAGATATGACTTTGTGACGTTGAAAAAATCGGAAAAGGTAGGGAAACAAAATGGTTGAGTTAGATCAAGCTTTAGAAGAATGGCTTAAAACAGTTCAAGAAATTGGAAATTTATCGCTTGCGGAACAATCGAGAATAACAGAGGCAGGGGCAGAGGTTTTCAAGGACGAGCTTGCTAAAGCCACAAAAGAAAAGCACTACTCGAACCATAAAGACCCCAAATATGGGCACATGGCAGATAGTTTGTCTGTTCAGAAAACGAGCGTGGACGGTCAAAAAAACGGCAAGTCAACTGTTGGTTGGGAAAATCGTTATCACGCTCAAAATGCTAGACGTTTGAACGATGGCACAAAGAAATATCAAGCAGACCACTTTGTTACAAAAGTGCAGAATGACAGCGCTGTTCAAAAGAAAGTGCTGTTAGCTGAACAAGCGGAATACAAGAAAATCATGCGAAAGAAAGGAGCTAAATAATGTTAGCAACACTAGAATTAAAGAACTTAATTGACGACAAAGGATTTGGTGAAATAAACGAAGTGTATGCAAACAACTTGCCGAAAGAAGTTCAAGAAAATACTGATAAGACAATTGTGCTGCTGAGAGAATCTAGCGTTTTTATTGGCATGTTTGGAAATGACCGCTTTCATAGCAAATCAAATCAAATCGAAATCCAGATTTTTTATAAATTAGATCTCGATTTTGACCCAGATGATTTTGAAACACAGTTCATGCAGTGGCTGGTTTCAAACCACTATAAAATTACAAACATTAGAGAGCACAGCATAGACCCAGACACCTATCAATTGACAGGTGTCTTTTATGTTGAGCGAGAACAAATTTTAAAAGGAGAATAATTACATGGCAATTGTCGGTTTAAAAATGGTTAAACTAGCGTTGGTTGACGCTAAAACACAACAGCTCATTAAAGGTGAAGAAGGACTTTCGGAAACAGGTATTATGGTTATTGATGAATCAATGCTTGGTACTAAGACAGCGAACATTACGAACATCGAAGGTTCTATTACTAAATTTCCGGGGAATAATAACGTTCAAGACGTTTCTGTAGGACCAGGTTCACCTCAAATTGCTTTCGATTTTAATAATCTACCATTCGATAAAAAACAATTAATGCTTGGTTTCAAGTCGGATAAAAAAGGTGGTTTTGTGAAAATAGGCGAAAAACCACACGTTGCAGTTTTGATTGAATCTGAAACGCTTGATCGTGCTAATTCAGTGTATTTTGGTTTTGGTAATGGTGTTATGCAAGAACCATCTCAAAACGTGGCTACTGACACAGACACAGCTGAAACACGTCAAAACGATAATATGACTTACACCGCTTTGTCTACTAAAGCATTCAACGGGGAACCAATTAAGAAATACTTCTCAGGCGCATCAGGTTTTGAAGAAGCTAACATGCTTAAAGAAGTGTTCGGTGGCTATACACAAACAACTACACAAACAGGTAAATAATTTTTAAGGTTGGATTCTTAATCCAGCCTTTTTATTTTTAAGTTAAGGAGAGAAACAATGGAAGTAAAAACAATCGTTATCCCAGAACTACGCAAGAAAGCATTCGAAGTACACACTAGTATTCGAAACATGAAACGCATGTTCACTTATCAACTAGCTGTCGCTAAAGTAAGTGATGAACTTGATGACAATGATGTAGTAGGTCAAATTAGCGCTAGCCTAAAAGGTTTAGATGAAACACTTGCGTTTGTTCGTGCGATTTTAGATCTTGATGATGATGCTTATGAAAAATTACTTGATTTGGATAGTGAACGTGTTCAAAAGATTTCCGAACAAATCACTGGCTATATGCTTGGATTGAGCGATGAACAGCTGGAAGAATCTAAAGGTGCTGAAGACCCAAAAGGGTAAAATCCACTGGGGAACAAGTCTTTGAACTTGAAAATAGGATTGAAGACTTAAAACTTATTGCTAAACAAGCCCTTATTAATTTTGGGTGGACAGTTGAAGAATACAACGATACTGATTATTACGAGCTAATGGCTATTTTAAATGCAAAAGAAGCGGAAGATAGGGTTGTTGATCCGATGTCACTTCTTTAATCTTTGTGGAAAGGAGGAAATAAAACATGGCGAAAATACAAGCTACGATGTCAACTGAAATTGCTCTTGATATGTTGCAAGCGTCAGATTCTATCAAACGAATCACACAGTTAGTCAACAGTGCTACAAGCGCATGGAAAGCCCAAGAAGCACAATTGAAGAGTGCTGGTGATACTTTAGGCGCAGCGCAAGCTAAGTATGACGGTTTGGGGGATGCGATTAAGCGTCAACAAGCTAAAATTGAAAGTTTGAAGCGTGAGCAATCAGACTTAAAGGGCAATACTGCTGAAACGGCGGAACAATACCTCAAATACCAACGTCAAATCGACCAAGCCACTGCAAAACTGGCATCTATGGAAAGCCAACAGCAAAAAGCGAAGTCTAGCGTCGATTATTATAAATCCGGTTTAGCTAGCTTACAACAGCAATTTAAACAACAAAACGAAGCTTTTGGAACATACATCAAACGGTTGCAGGCTGAAGGAAGAGAGAGCGAAGTAAATGCAGAAAAATCCAAGCATCTAAAAAGTTCAATTGAAAATCTTACTAAACAATATAAGATCCAAGAGGACATGTTGCAAAAGGTAGCTGATAAGTCTGGAAAGACAAGTAGTGAATATCTTCTACAAAAGAAACGTTTAGATGAAACGGCTACAAGCTTAGCTCACGCTAAAACAAACATGGACAAGCTTAATGATGAAATTGCTGAAAGCGAACGAAATTCGTCGCTTATTCATCGTTTGAAAGATAGCTTTGTTGGTTTAAATAAGAAAGTTGATGACACAGCTGATAAAACATCTCGCCTAAAAGGTGTGTTTAGTGCTACATTCGCAGCGAATGTTATCGGTGATGGTTTTCAAGCTGTTTTAGGGAACATCAAAGGTAAATTTGACGAATTAATCAGTTCAAGTGGTGAATACGTCAAATATCAACAGACAATGAACGCCACATGGCTGACATTGACCGGTAATGCTGAAGACGGCAAGAAAATGGTCGATATGACCAATCAAATGGCGCAAGCAGCTGCCAACTCGACTGAAATGGTCGACGGTATGAATCAGAAGCTTTATGCAGTTACTCACAATGTTGATGCGACTAAAGCTCAAACACAGGCTATTTTGACATTGCAGGACGCATTCGGTCAAACAGATGCAGCTGTTGATAACTTCACAACTCAATGGGCGCAGATGATTGCCAACGGTAAGGTCCAAGGGCAAGATATGATGTCAATTATCAATGTCTTTCCAGAGATGAAAAATCAACTTAAAGAAGTTGCTGCTGAAACCTACGGCATTTCTGACATGACGTCTGAGAAATATCAGGAGTTGCAAAGTAAAGGCATGATTACAGCTGATATGGCACAGAAAGCCTTGCTGGAAATGCAAGATAAGTATAAGGATGCAACATCTAACTTCTCAAGCACAATAGGCGGGATGCAGCGAACACTTGAAAGTCGTATGCCTGCGATTATCGGGGCTTTTCGTGAGCCAATTGATAAAATGAAAAATCCTTTTCTGGGGAAAATTAGTGATTGGGTAGCAGACCCAAGCACAGAAAAAAAATTTTCTTCTTTGGGTTTTAAAGTAGCTAAAGGCTTAAGCACTATAACAAATGCATTTGCTAAAGTTTTTAATTTGGGGGACGGCACAGATAAACTTAATTCCTTTATGGATAAATTAGGTGACTTTGTTGAAAAAACAAGTAACAAAATCGCCAAGAACGCCCCTAAAATAGTTGAAACTTTCAAAGAGGTAAAAAGTAGCTTAGGAAGCTTAATCGAAATTGGGAAAGCTTTCGGTGAAGGCGCTTGGGAAGCTATCAAAGGCATTATAGAAGGAATTGCTAGTGCTTTTGGCAAGATCGGCAAGAATAGTAAAAACAGCAAAGAACCTATCAAAAATGTTTCTGGCGCTTTAGGAGAAATCGCAAAACATAAAGACGCAATAAAAACAATCGGCAAGTTATTTGTTGGCTACTTTGCTGCAAAAAAAGTTGCTAGTGGTATTAGTGCAGTCGTTAAAGGTATTCAAGGTGTATCACAAGGCTTTGGGATACTTAAAACAGCCGGAAGTTTCCTAATGGCAAATCCGTTCGTCTTAGCGATTGCAGGCATTACAGCATTAGTGGCAGGCTTTGTATTGCTTTATAAGCACAATAAGAAATTCCGTGATTTTTGTAACGGAATCGCTAAATCAGTTAAAGACGGTATAGGCAGCGGTATCAAATGGCTTAAAGATAAATTTGATAGCATGTCTAAAGGTTGGAAGAAGTTCAAAAGGTCAATTTCAGACGGAACAGACAATGTTGTCAAAAGCATCAAAAACGGTGCTAAGAAAGTAGGTAATTTCTTTTTAGGTGTTGGTAAAACCATTAAAAATGTTCTTACAACTATCGGCAAAATCCTAATCTTTGCCAACCCAGTCGTTCTAGGGTTTGCTTTAATGTACAAGGAAAGTGCAAAATTCCGCAAATTCGTTAAAGGCATTGTTGGCTTTGTCGGCGACCTTAAAGACGGCATTTCTAAAAAAACTAAAGAGATAAAAAAAGACTGGGATAAACATTGGGATAAGACCAAAGAAAAAGCTTCAAAAACTTGGGATGGCATTAAAGATAATGCCAAAGAAAGTACAGAGAAGCTAGCTAAGACTATCAGAGAGAAACACGATGAAATTCATGACAAATGGTCTAAAACTTGGAATAAATCAAAGAATTATCTTTCTGATAAATGGGATGAAATTAACGACGATTCCAAGAAGAAATTCGGAAAGGACTTCAAGGGGCTTCTCTTTGATAACTTAGACAAAATCGGAAATAAATTTCAAGATATTTGGAACAGCATTAAAGACGGATTCGGTAATATGTGGGACGGTCTTAAACAACTGGCTGGCGACGGTATTAATGCAGTTATCAAGATTCCAAATGACGGAATCGACGGCATTAATGATTTGATTCATGACTTTGGCGGACCTAAAGAATCCATCAAGAAGATTCCTAAAGTCAAGTTTGCGAATGGTACAGGTTTCTTTAATGGTTATCGCAATGCAATCACAAGGCCAACGTTAGCTACACTAAACGATGGCCACGACAGTCCAGAGACTAATAACCAAGAAATGGTTATTTTGCCAAATGGTAAGGCAGTCTTACCACAAGGCAGAAACGCTCAAATGTTGTTACCAGCTGGTTCAGAAGTGCTTAACGCCAGCGAATTGGCTATGCTTGCAGGTTTAAATAACCGTCAAGCGTTCGCCAAAGGTACAGGATTCTGGTCTAAAATATGGAACACGGCCACAAATGTGGCAGGTTCGGCTTGGAACGGTTTAAAAGATGGTGTTGATAAGTTTACTAAGATGTTAAGCTTTATCACTGGCGCAGTCACAGACCCAGCGGGGACACTCGCTAAGAAATTCAACCCTAACTCGGATGGTCTAGACGGCATGTTCAAGCATTTAGGGAATGCACTTTATAAGAAGCCTGTCGAAAACGCTAAGAACTGGTGGAAAGAGCTTTGGAGTATGGCTAACGAAAAAGCTTCACCAGAAGTTCAGGCTGGTGCTATTGGGGACGATTACCAATTCAAAAACCGTGGAGCGGACAGTGGTGCCGACCCTTGGGGATATTTCTTCAAGGAATGTGTTTCGTTCGTTGCGTCTCGTTTGAGCAATCAAGGCGTTAACGCTAGCTTATTTAGCGGTCTTGGTAATGGTAATATGTGGCTTAATGCACGAGTTCCGCACAGTGGCACACCACGGCCAGGCACGGTTGCGGTATATGCTAAGAACGGGCAAAACCACGTTTCAACTGTTTCAGGTGTCTCTGGGAATACGTTCAGCGGTGAAGAATACAACTACGCTGGCAGTCATGCTTATCATGCTTTTGCTGGACGTCCAATTTCGATGGCTGACACTTTCCTTGATTTTGGGGTACACGTCGCAGACAAGGCGAAAGAAGAAAATTCACCACTTCGAAAACTCATCAAGGGACAAGTTGGTGGCATGTTTGATTGGATTGCTAAAATGCTAGCACCGTTGAACATGGCAAGCGGCTTAGATAACCCTCAGGGCGGTTCAGTAGAGCGCTGGCGCAGTTATGTCGAAAGAGCCTTGAAGGCTAATGGTATAGAACCAACAGCTTTCCGTGCATCTAAAATTTTGGCAACTATTCAACGTGAATCTAACGGCGACCCTAATGCTATCAACAATTGGGATAGCAATGCTATGGCAGGTCATCCATCTATTGGTTTGATGCAAACTATCGGACCAACATTTGAAGCGTATAAACACGCAGGCCACAATAATATCCGTAACGGATATGATAACTTGCTTGCAGCCATTAACTACATCAAACATCGTTACGGAACATCAGACGCAGCCTTTAACCGAGTAGCAAGCTATGGTTATGCAAATGGTGGTTTGGTCTCTAAGAACGGTGTATATGAGCTTGCAGAGGGCAATATGCCTGAGTATGTCATACCGACAGACATCGCTAAACGTGGCAGAGCTTGGCAATTGCTAAGTGAAGCAGTGGCTAGATTCGCTGGTGAATCGCCAGCAGAGCGCCAAACAGGCACAAGCGAATCATCTCTTGCTAAACTTGAAGCTAAGTTTGATACAGTTATCGGTTTGCTTACTCAACTTGTGGCAAACGGTGCTAATCCTGTTGAAGTTCGAAACATCATTGATGGTCAAAGCATTTCAAACGGTCTAGCGCCTTATATGCACACAGCTACTAACAATTACGAGCGCAGACAAGCGCTTCTAGGAGGTGAAATTATTTGATCGGTATAAGTGTTAAATATGGTAATGCTGAATTGATTTCAGCCCTTAATGGGCTTGGGGGAAATGCAGTCGTTACTGACCTCAACAGAAATATAGCGTCAACATTCAACAATACCTATCAAGACCAAGGAAATCACCGATACGGGCAACAATTTCTGTACAATACGCTTTCTGTTAAGCAAATCCCAATCACAATTAAATTGACTGGAACTTCCGCATTTTTTAATCAAGTCTCCGAGAAGCTCGGGGGCTTTTTGAATACGACGGAAGCTAAAGAATTGATTTTTGGTGACGAACCCAATAAGGTTTGGGAAGCTTTGCCAAGCGGCCAACCAACAATCACAGTAGACAATAGCACGTCACCACCGACAGCAACACTAACATTAACTTTTGATGTGCCAAAGGCATATGCTGAAAACAAGGTGGCGGCATTAGTTGATATGACTAATAATAGTGCTTATGGCTCAATCACTAAGATTGATAACACCCATTATCAAGCTAAGCTTAAGAATTTGGGGACAGCAACCGCTTATCCTAAAATCAAAATAAAGCACAATGGCGATAATGGTTGGATTGGTGTTGTTAGTTCAAATGGAACTTATGAAGTTGGCGACCCAGAAGAAATCGATAAGAAACCAGCGCAGAAGTCAGAAACGCTTATTTTGTATAATGGCAATTCTGGCATTCTAAGTGGCTTTTCAAATGCTACAAAGAACAAAGCTATCAGTAACGACAGTAGAGAAAACACACAGACTGCAACACTCAATACACAGAGTGTTTGGGAGCGATATCACGTTTTCATGGATGAGCGAAGCACAATCGCCAACGGTGGTAGCTCGCAGTACGGTGGTTTGACCTTTGATATTCCAGCGGATTCGCAAGGAAACAAAGGGTCATTACATGACTATATTTGGTGGCGTCAGGTCTTTTGGCTTGGACTTGCTAAACAGTATGGCTTTTTGAAAATCATTGTGACAGATACGTCTGATAAATTCTTGTACGGCGTTGAAAGTATGAAACGGTATGCAGGTCTTGAATGTGAATACAATATGATGGTTACTGATGGAAATGGTGGCTATCAAGTTATCGAAAGCCGAAAGTTCATAGGAACGCATTTAGATGAACACAACCCGTTCAATAGTACTCGTGGCTGGTCTGACATTGTCCGTGATGATGATTTCATTCACTTTTATTGGTGGGGTTCACGTATCAAACGACAAGTCCCAGCTTTGAAAGGCAAGAAGTCAAACAAGATACATGTTATCTTTGGCGCTTTGCAAGATAAGCCGTTGGTAACACACATGTACCTTGACGAATTGCTTTATCAAAAGAACTATGTTGATTATCTGGAAGATGTTCCAAACCGTTTTGGCATGGGTTCAATCTATGAAATGGATATGGCAACAGGTAAGCCGACAAGAAACGGTATCAACATTATTGATGAATGTACAAGTATTTCCGAGCCGTTTGGAATTCCAGTCGGTAAAAGTGAGCTTGATATTTACTTGTCAAGCTGGAGTGAGAAAGAGCCAAGCATAGAAATTAGTTGGAATGAGAGGTATGTTTAATGCAAATTTGGGTTCATGATACAAGCATGCGCAAGGTAACAGCAATAAACAACGCTATACCTCGCATGCTATCGTTTTACAATAGTACGTGGCATAGGTATCTACCACAAGCAACGAACACCTTTGATTTCACCATTCCTAAACTATACAGCGGAAAGCTACACGAAGATTTAAGCTTTATCAATGATAGAGCTTATTTTTCTTTTCGCAATCAAGGAAAAGACTATGTGTTTTACGTTGCAAACATGGTTGAAGATGATTTCAGTATTCAGCTAACTTGTAACGATACGAACTTAGAGCTTAATAATGAGCAAGCTAATGCGTTCAGTAGCGACAGCGCACAAACACTCGCATGGTATTTGGAACACATGGACTTGCTGGCTTTTACGTCGTTAAAGATTGGCATAAACGAGATTTCAGACCGCAAACGCACGCTTACTTTTGATTCACAAGAAACGAAGTTGGCACGTTTGCAATCGTTGATGTCACAATTTGAGGCAGAATATGAGTTTGTAACAGAGCTCAATAACAATGGTACGTTCAAGCAAATCACTTTGAACATTTATCAATCACCAGATAGCACGCACCATGGCGTAGGTAAGGTGAGAAGCGACGTCTTACTTTACTATGGCAATGATGTTAAAGGTGTACAAGTTACGACTGATAAGACACAGCTATTTAACATGGCGGTCTTTACAGGTCAAGACGGACTTTCTATGAAAGATGTCGAACGTTCAGACAAGAACGAAGACGGGAAGGAAGAATTTTATACCCGTAAGGGAAACGAAGCTGTATATGCTCCGCTTTCAGCCGAAATGTACCCGTCAACGTTGCGAGACGGTGATAACTGGACGAGAAAAGACTTTCAAACGGAATATACAGACGTTAACGATTTAACAGCTTATGCGTTTCGTACAATGAAACAATACGCTTATCCGATTATCACGTACACAGCAAGTGTTCAATCCAGCTTTTTAGGCAATTACAGTGATTTGGCACTTGGTGATACCGTTAAAATTTACGACGGAAATTTTGTAGGTGGTCTTGCGCTGGAAGCTCGTGTGACAGAACAAATTATCAGTTTCGATAATCCAAATAACAATTCACTTGTGTTTTCGAACTATGTCAAGCTCAAGAATACTGTTTCAGCAACTTTGCAGAAACGTTTGGCAGAGCTAGTCGAAGCTAACACGCCTTACACAATTAAATTAGCAAGAAATAATAGTCTTATCTTTAAGAACGGGCAAGGCGAAACAATTATCACGCCAAGCCTTTACAAGGCAGACAAGCCTATCGCTTCCGATGTGACATGGCGTTGGTCTTTAGACGGAAACGTCACAACTGGCATGACATACACCGTTAAAGGTGCAGAAGTCACAGAACAATCAGTTTTGACAGTAGCGGCCTACATCGGAAATGATGAAGTAGCAACTACTGAAATCGATGTAATCAATGTCAACGATGGAGTTAAAGGACCGCAAGGTGACAAGGGTGACACGGGGAACGGTATTGCTAATACTGTTATCACGTATGGGCTCAGTATGTCCGACACCACCGAGCCAGCAACATGGTCTAGTAACATGCCTGTTTTAGTTAAGGGTATGTATTTGTGGACACGAACCGTGCAAATATACACCAATGGTACATCTAGTACGAGCTATCAAAAAGGTTATATTGCCAAAGACGGTGCGCAAGGGTTACCGGGAACACCGGGAAAAGATGCTCAAACGCAGTACACACATATTGCGTATGCCGACAACGCAACCGGTGGTGGTTTTAGTCTGACAGATAACACAAAACCATATTGGGGCATGTATCAAGATTTTAACGCTGCCAACAGCAACGACCCAACCAAATACAAGTGGAGCAAGTGGAAAGGTGACCAAGGATTGCCCGGCGAACCGGGAGCTGATGGTAAAACCCCTTATATTCACTTCGCCTACGCAGATGACGATAAAGGCACTAACTTTAGCTTAACTGACAAAAATCAGCAGTATCAAGGTTATTACAGCGACTACACAGAAGCTGACAGCACAGATTATAGAAAATATACTTGGGTTGACCGTTTAGCTAACGTTAAAGTTGGCAACAAAAACCTCATTTTAAAATCGAATGACCTTGCAAATCCTCATAAACAATCTGGTTCTAACACAACAGTAACATCAACTGATGACTATTTTGTTATTAAAAGCACAGGTTACACAGCGAATGCATATGGCGGTATGTCGTGGAATATGTCTATTTCAGAAATGAAAGCTGGTGAACAATTTTCTATTTTGATGCCAGTCTATATTGACAGTTCAGTTCCTCTGGACAATGGCTGGGCTTTCATTCTAAAAAATTATACATTAAATTCAGAGGCATATTATTATGATATACCAACTAACAAAAAAGACCAGTGGTTTAACGTTGCAATCACCTTTAAAGCTTATAAAGATGTAGTTTTTGATACTTACCCGTTTTACGTTTGTCTTGTCAAAAACGGTCTAGTACGCATTAAGCCGCCTATGCTGGTACATGGAAATGTTATACCAAGCGATTATGTGTCAGCCCCAGAAGACACCCAAGAACAAATCGACAGCAAAGCTGACAGCGCACTCACACAAGAACAGTTAAATGCGTTAGAAGCTAAGCGATCGCAGATGGAAGTTGAGCTGAAAGCGAAAGCTACTTTGGAGCAAGTGTCAGAGCTTGAAACGTTTATCAACAATCTTAAACAAGAGGACACAGGCGGTCGTCAAAAGATTATTGATATAACAAAAACTATTGAAGAACGTGTCAAAGACATTGAGCCGATTATGGAATACTCCCAAAAATTGAAGTTCATGGATACGTACATCACGCAAGGCAATGGCGGAATGGTTATTGGTGCGAACGACAGTTCTACTAAAGTTGTTGTCACACCAGACCGTATTTCTTTCCAAAGTGGCGGTTCAGAGGTGGCTTACATCAGTCAATCAATGCTTCACATTGACAATGGCGTATTCACAATGTCTTTGCAATTGGGGCATTATATCACTCGTGCTCATCCAAAAAATGAGTATGTCAATGCGACATACTTTGTTAAATAACGAAAGGAGGATTTATGGCAACTGCTACATTTAGCGGACAATACGGAAATAATATGACGCTTGAAGTCTGGTCTGATTGGAATAGACAAGACATAGCAAGTAATAGCTCAACGGTTAACGTCCAAGCACGACTGAGGACTAACGGCTATGCTAGCGTATGGGGAGTTACAGCCCCAATGACAATTTATGTTGATGGTACTGGTGAAATCGTCAACGCTAGTGTCAATATTGGCACTAATTCATCTCTACTTATTTTTGGTAAAGATTACGTCGTTAGTCATGATGAAAACGGAAATAAGACAGTTAACATTAGTTTTAAAGTTGATGTTAATACTGGCGGTTATGGTTCAGCCGCTGTTAACTTATCTATACCACTTCCTACCATTCAACGAGCAAGTGACGTCAGCGCTTCTACTGGAACGATTGGAAGTGCTATGACAATCAATATTAGTCGTAAGAATAGCGCATTTAAGCACACAGTCAAATATTCGTTTGGCTCAAAATCTGGCACGATTGCGACTAACGTTGACACGTCGTGTTCTTGGACACCACCAGCAGATTTAGCAACTGCGATTCCAAGCAATACAAGCGGAATCGGTGGTATTACGGTAGATACTTATAGTGGTTCTACCATAATCGGTAGTAAGTCCGCACAGTTAACCTTGAATGTTCCAGCTAGCATGACACCAACGCTTGGCAGTATTACACTAACTGATAGCAACATGGCAGTTAAGAACCTATTAAACACAACTAACACGTTCGCTGAAATTGTGTCAGACATTAAAGTGGCGTTTAATGATGCTACTGGCGTGCAAGGCTCTACAATTACAGGCTATCACGCTGAAATTGTTAACAAGAACCAATCTACCAACGCCAATAATGGCAATTTAGGGTTGATGAAGTGGAATGGTTCGGCGCAGGTCAAAGCGTGGGTGGTTGATAGTCGTGGACGTTCTAGCAATACTGTTACTACTGACATCACAGTCTTAGAGTATTTCTTACCAACGCTGACCTTTACTGCTGTCCGTGGTGACACAGACCAAAGCTCGGATAAGATTGTGGTTAGTCGAACAGCTAAGATAGCACCACTTACCATTGGCAATGTGCAAAAGAACAGCTTTAAGCTTAGCTTTAAGACAGCGCCATTTGGCACGGATACATTTACGGCTGATACTGGCGCAGGGGTTAACGATAAGGTCACTAACACGTTGACTAACTCTAAAGCCACACTTAGCGGAACGTTTGACATTGGAAAATCTTATGAAGTTTATGGCGTGCTTGAAGATGCCTTAACAAGTTCAGGTACAGTTAAAGCACCACCCGTTTCACCAGAAAAAATGGTGATGGGAATGGCTGAAACAGCCGTAAGTTTTGGTAAGTTCCCAGAAAACACAAATGCTGTTGATAGTGACTGGGTGTTTAAATACAAAAATAAAGATATCCAACACCATCAATTGACAAGTAACTATGGGCGTTCACCCTACAATGCTTCTGGAACAGTTGACTTGAATACAAAGACAGTCAATAGTTTCTTCTCATGCAACGAGCCAAAAAATGGTCCGACGGTTGGAACAGGTTTAAATCAGTTCTATGTCTCGGTTTATTCGGAAAGTGATAACTCCTTATCGCAACAAGCTATTCAAAAAAATAGCGGGCGAATGTTTACAAGGACAAGACATGATGGTACGTGGACGAATTGGATTGAATACGCACCATTAAATAGCGTAGCTGAATTTACAGCGGTTAACCAGACAAAAACCTACTCAACGACTTTAGCTGGTCCGTATGGCGCTAATTTGTCGGTTGTTCGTTGTGGTAACATCGTGAACGCCAGCATGGACGTTGTGATACCCAATACACTAAATGTTTTTGGAACAGCCAGCGAAACCATTCCGCTGGGCTACAGACCAGTGATTAATCAACATTTACAAATCGTTGGCTCTGGTGGCGGTGGTACAAATACAATGCTCTTCAATAATTCCTATGTTGGTGCTACTTATACTCCCAATGGAAAAATCTTGTATAGGATAAAACTGACTGACGCACCGTTAGAATTCAAAGGGTCTATTACGTGGATAACATCTGACCCATTCCCAAGCGAATAGAAAGGAAAAATATATGAAACTAAAATTTAGCTCAAAGTCTCAAGAATTTGAGCAAGACGGTACGGTTAAAGGTACGAAGGTTATTTTGACAAATGATGAAGGCGCAATTTATCCAGTCTTATTGCCAGCTGACAAAATCAGCTTATCAAATAGCGAGCTTGAAAATCTAGCGCTTGAAGTTATTTATCAAGATAATTTTCCACAGCGTGCTGAGAACGAAAAATTTAATAAAATCACAAACGAGCTTGCAAGCTACAAAGAACATTCGGAAGTAGCACAAGTTACGTTATTAGATGTTGTCACTCGACTTTATGATAAAGGGGTGTTGACTGATGGAACTACTACACAAAATTAAAGACAAAATTGAAAGAGGAACAGATATGATGATTAAACTATACGCTATCAATATTATTTCAGGAAACTACCAATACGCTAAAGTACCAAAAGTGCTTAAAGCAAAAGTAAAAGCGCAAATTGCTCTCATGGTGGAGGATAACGAGCTTTTGGCAGAACTAACTAAAGAAACCGCTGAGTAATCAGCTTAGAGAGTGAGAGGAGATTATGGTGGGACAAGATGTTATCCATGAAGCCATGAGGGCAACTTGGACGATTGATAAGGTTGGCGGAGTTTTGGCTATAGCTATCATCTTAGTCATCTTGCTTTTGGTTAGCGGTATGATGTGGGTCACTAAGAAACTAGTGACTGATTTCCAAGAAACTAATAAAGAGTTGCTAGCTTCCAACAATCGGATTGCTACCGGAAATCAGCAACAAATGGCTAGATTGACCGAGGCAGTCAATAGCCTATCACTGGAAACTCGCAAGGACATATCGGTCCTACAAAACAAGGTAGATGGCTTAGAAGATGTGGTCAGAAAAACACAGATGTTTTAGACCATGCGCAGAAGAGGAGAAGAACATGAATGATGTGATTATACAAGCAGCTATGCTTATTTTGACAGGTTTAGCTGGATTTATCGTTAAAACCGTAAAAGATTACCTTTTTAAAGAAGGCGGTGAAAAAGCTTTGCGTATCGTTGAAATCGTGGCAAAGAATGCTGTTAACGCAGTGGAGCAGATTGCAAATGAGGACGCTAAAGGCGAACAAAAATTAAATGCTGCTAAAACGAAAGTTAAGAAAGGGCTAGAACAGTACAATATCTATTTGTCTGACAGTCAGCTTGAAATGTTTATTGAAGCAGCAGTGAAAGAAATGAATGATAACTGGAAAGGAGAAAATAAATGAATACAGATGTTTTAATCAATTGGTTTGAAAGTCGTCGAGGAAAACTCACTTATAGCATGTACGGCTCACGTAATGGCTCAGACGGCACAGCAGACTGTTCTGGGTCAATCTCCCAAGCGCTAAAAGAAGCGGGAGTAAATATCATCGGATTGCCGTCAACGGTCACTCTAGGCTCACAATTGGCAAATAATGGCTTTTATCGTGTAAGCAAAAACGAAGATTGGAACGGTCAACGAGGTGACATTATTCTCATGTCTTGGGGTGCTGATATGTCACAATCTGGCGGAGCTGGTGGTCACGTCGGAGTACTAGAGGACGCTAACACATTCATCAGCGTTGACTACTGGACTGGCGGACAAGTAGGAACAGCGGTGTCATCTCACAATTGGGACCAATATTATGCAATCGAAAAACCAGCCTATATTGAGGCTTGGCGTTTTAGCGGGTCAACAGCTACACAGCCTAACACAGTAGTCTCAGGTGGACGTAAACCAGACTGCAAAGCTTACTATCAAGCAAATGCTGTTGCCTTTGTTAACGGTATCTATCAAATCAAATGTGACTACCTAGCGCCTGTTGGGTTTGATTGGACTGACAACGGTATTCCTGTTGGTCTTGTCAATTGGGTCGATGAAAACGGCAATAACTTGCCTGACGGTCAAGACAAGGACTTTAAAGCAGGCATGTACTTCTCATTTGAGATTGACGAGGCTCATATTACAGACACTGGCGAAGGTGGCTATTACGGCGGTTACTACTGGCGCAAATTTGAGTTTGGTCAATTCGGTACAGTCTGGCTTTCTTGTCGAGATAAAGACGATTTAGTCAATTATTACAATTAATGCTATAATCAAATAGCAAACACTTTAACACCCCTAGCCTTAACGGCTGGGGGCGTTTTTTGTGCGCAAGAAAAATAAAAAATTTAAAAAAATTTGTAAAAAGTGTTGACAATATATAGTATATATACTATAATATACTTGTAAGATAAAGAAAGACGAAAGAGATAATTAAAATGAAAGAAATCATGACACGAGCTTGGGAAATTGCAAAACAAGGTCAAGCCAAATTCGGTGGTAAAGTTAGCGAATATATTTCAGAAGCTTTAAAAGAAGCATGGTTTGAATATCGCTCAGAAAAAGAAGAAGATACTTCTGCTAAAATGGAAGTAGTCCTTGCTAAATTAAGAAGAAACCAAAAATTTACAATTGCAACATTGATTGAACAATCACACGAACTTGAATTTAACGAAGTAATGCACAAAGCTGGCGCTTACTATGGTATTGAAGTAATTGCTGATGGTGATAAAGCTACAACAGTATATGTTAGCGAACGTACTTGGGAAGCAGCTTAATCTTTATTAAGGAGGATAAATGGCAAAAGAACTAACAGCTCGTCAAAGAGCTGACAAAAAATGGAATGAAAAAAATAGAGAGCATAGAAATTACATGACCAAAAGGTCAACGGCTCGCGGTTTTATTCGTAACCATGCCACAAAAGAAGATTTGCTTGAACTACAAGAACTAATTGAAGAAAATTTAAAAAAATTTTAAAAAAGTTCTTGACAATATATAGTATATATACTATAATATACTTGTAAGATAAATAAAGAACAAAAGAGGTATTTAAAATGATTAAATGGAACGGAAAATCAACAAACGGAACTTGGAAAAAAGAAATTATCGCAAATGACTATGAAGAGCTTTTGGAAGAATTAGTTGATCGTGATATCATCGAAGGTTACTGGAACATGGATAGCCAAGCTTTCGACGGGCTTTGCGATTGTTCAGAAATGCTTGAAAAACTTCGTGACGAATATCAAGAAGCTATCGAAGAAGATGACGATGAGAAAATTGAAGCTTTCCAAGAAAAATTTGATAGCATTGATTGGCACGAAGACGTGTTTAGTAAATTATCTGAAGATGATTTTAAATATGTAATCCGCGGTTGCAATAGCCAAGCTTACTACCAAGAATTTGAAGAAGTATAAGAAGATTAATCAAGCGGTCATTATGACCGCTTTTATATAAAGGAGATATACACATGGCATATAATTGGCAACAATTCAAGAACGGACTTTTTGGCTTTTCGTACGATTACGAAGAACTGCTAGCAGAGTTAAAAACTGATGTGGCAACTGGTGATGTAGGCGATAAAATCGTAGTCATTCGCTACCGCAGAGATGATACAGACTACAGACCTATTCGTGATTATCTATATGAGGGTGAAGCAGTAAGCGAAGATGACGAGTATAGTTTTGAGAACACAGCTGACGTTTTGGAAGAAATGGAAGCAATGAATCATATTTTTTAA